GACCACACGATTGCTTATTTAGAAGCAGTTGGGGAATCTGGATCTGTGTTGGCCTTTGAGCCTAACCCTGCGGCGTTTCAGTGCTTGATTCATAACTGCCCCAAGGCACAGGCGTTCAATTACGGACTATGTAGCCACGGGGGAGAGGCTTTCCTTGAGACTTGTGAGAATGTGGGGGCTAGTTCCATTGGAGAGTCTGGACAGGCTATAAAGCTCATGTGCTTGGATGAGCTGAATCTTGATAGATTGGATTTTATTAAGCTGGATGTGGAGGGATATGAATTGAGGGCATTGAATGGAGGAAGGGAGATAATTGAGAAGTTCCGCCCTAAGATGTGGATAGAGATAAATAGGTGGGCTTTAGATAGGCATGATACTAGCCCTAGAGAGATCTTTGATTTTCTTTTGGGATATGGGTATGAGATTGCTTCCTATCCAAATGCGGAGGGGATGCAATACGACATCCTTTGTTTACCATGTTAGGAGGTTGTGATATTTTTTATCGTTCGTATGTGGGCGATTTTCATTGGTTGGCATTGTCTTTGCTTTCAGTAAAGAAGTATGCCCATGGATTTAGTAAGGTTCATATTGCTATTCCTTCCAATGATATTGGCCTCATGCCGAAGTGCGATGGGGAAATCCATTTGATTCAGCCAGAGCATAGCGATGGCTACATGGATCAACAGATTACCAAGCTCCATGCTGATCAATTCTGCAACGCAGAATATGTGTTGCATATGGACTCAGATTGTATTTTGACGAAAGATGTGAGTCCTCTGGATTTGTTTTTGGATGGTAAGCCTGTGCTACTGAGGGAGAAGTGTCAGAGTCCATGGATGCATTATTCAGCAATAGACTTGGGATGGTATGATGAGTATGAGTATATGAGGAGGTTGCCTATTTGCTATCCAAGGTGGATGTATAAGAAGTTTAGGGACTTTATATTACAGACGCATGGGATGAGCGTAGGAAAGTATATTTGCAGTAGGAATGGGCATGAATTTAGTGAGTTCAACAACTTTGGGCAATGGGCCTACAAGTATTATCAAGATGCTTTCACATGGCTAGAGCCTAGAGAGTTTCCTGCTTTTTGTAAGCAGTATAGGAGTTGGGATGGATTAGATGACCAGAAAAGACTGGAGATAGAGGGAATCCTTGCAAGTTAGAGGAATGGTATGTAATGGTGTTTTATGCTTAACACCCAGCCATATCCAGATGGAGACCCAGAGATTGAAGTGATTGACAGGGTTTTGAATAAGGTGAGAGGGATATTGTCTGAGCATTTTGAGGTGGGAGTAATTATGTTATCTAGAGAGAACGAGGAGGGATTTACTTCGTATCATGGAACTCAGTTTGGAAATAAGTTTGCGGTGAGTGGAATGGTGGAGGCTTATGTGAATGGAGAATTTGACGAGCCTTTTATTGATGGTGGCTTTGGGGAAGATAAGGAATAAAGTTGACTTAATTAATTTGAATGGGTAGTTAGATAGGCTGATCATGGCTTCTCTCACCTTTGCACAAGCTAAAACTTTGTTGGCTCCGTATATTTCGAGTCAGGGTTCCACTGATCCAACGGTTGCTAGTGCAATTAATTTTGTTAATGAGAGGTTTATTACCAGCGGTCAATGGAAGGGTAATAGATTTATCCATAGTTTTTCTGTGAGTACTGCATCTGATAACACGTTTTATTTCGATACAATTACTGGTATTGAGAGCGTGTTGAAAGTGATGGCTGTTGATCCTACTTATGATGCTGGCGAGATTGTGGAGATTAGCGGAGATTGGTATCCATTTAATGATGCTGGGATTGGATATATGCCAGCGAACTATACTGGGGACACTCAGGTGATTAGGCTTGGCCCAACTCCTGCTTCCGCACTTCCTTCAGGAAGTACTTCCGACACTCAGAGATATAGGGTGGTGGGACGAGTTCCTGAGAATCGTACCATGTATTGTTTGGTGAGGCGTGGGTATGTGCCGCTTGTAAATGATTCGGACTTGCTCATCCCGTCAAACAGGAATGCTTATAGGTATGGAGTTCAGGCTTATAACTACGAAAACATCAATGAGCTTGAAAGGGCGAATGTGTATTGGGATTTGTCTTATAAGTGTTTAAATGACGAAACTTCTAGCTTTGAAGACGGAGAAGCGGCACAAGTTGATATTCAGACAAAGGCATTTAGCCCATCACTTATTCAAAACCTAATTTAATATGGCTGACCAGTTTTACGATTTTAATAAACCACAAAAGCCAGCTTTTGTGTTTGATAATACAAACATGGGTGAATATACCAAGTTTGCCACTGCCACCGCTGGATTGTCCCCCATGTCTGATGATTATACTTCTTTGTTTAAGGATGTGGCTGGTGGCAAGTCTCCATTTGCTGATTTTCTTAGCAAGCCTATGGGCTTCTCTTCTGAGAATGCCATGCAAGCTGACAATGCTCAGAATGTTGCACAGGCAGGGAAGTCTGAGTCTGGCGGTCTAATGGATCTTTATGGATCTCTTGTTGATTTGCTTGGAGGAAAGGGAAGGCAGGAGGATGAGGGGGCAAAATGGAAGCTAAGTGCCGCTGGAACTCCTTATAGGGTTGTAGATATTAGCCCCAAGGAGCATAGGGACATTAGTGGAAACATTGTGAGGGATATGCCAGAGCAAGGATTTAAGATGAGGACAGGGATTGAAAATAGATTGATTGATCAGCAAAAACAAGACACCCGCCAAAGCTGGCAGAAGACAAATGTGAATCCTTACTTCCCGACTGCTCCGATGTCTACTAATCCCATGCAATCAGCAATGTATAAAGCACCTAAAACATCTGAAGCATTTGCGAAGATTCGCAAGCCCGGAGAAATGATTGCATAACATGGCTACAGAAGGAATCCATCCAGTATTTTCAGTAGGATCATTTGGTAGAGGTGGTGCTAATTCTCCTTATGCACAGGCTCTTTTAGAGACAGCAACCGAGAATAAACAAACAAAAAGAGAGTTTGATGAGCGTTTAGATATTTTCAAAACTGCAATGGCTCTCCAGAGGGAGCAGAAGATGGAGGAGCATCAGAGGATGATTGAAGCTCACCAGCTTGCAATGGAGCAACATCAAATGAGGATGGAGCAAGCGGCAATGGAGCGTGATCGTATCAACGCAGAGAAGATGGAAAAGAAAGAGGCTGACGAGAATCGCCGTGAGCTTATTGGTCTTCGTATCCAGAACGAGCTTGATCCATCCGCCCTTAACTATACCCAGAAGAGAGCAGAGCTAATGAAAGACCCAGAAGTGCTGTCTGCAATTACTGGGACGCAGGGAGCCGCTGTTTATAAGCTCCTTAAAGACTCTGACAAAGAGCATAAGGAACACGCTACTTATTGGCAGACTGTGTTGAAGGACAACCATGTGCAGGGAGATTATCGCAATCCCGATGTAATTCCTCAAGATGAGGATGGTCGACCTGTTTGGAATGATGATTTTCAGAAGCGTTTGCAACAGGGTAATCTTGACTTCCAGAGACAGGAGGCACAGCGTCCACTTACAACTGAAGAACAGACCAAACTGGATACAAGCAGGAAGGCTGATTGGAACGCCAAAACTGGTGGATTAGACTACAGATACTCTCAGGCTCGCTTGAATATGCCTAATCCAAGAGGAGTTACGGCAAAGACTGGCTTTATAGATGCCAACACGAATAAGTTCACTCCAGACCCAGCTGGTGATTTTGTTCAGTACACGGATGCCACCAAAAAGGGATTTGTGTCTGCACCGATTCCTAGGAACGTGCATGATGAGCATAACACATATTTCCAGCAGGGTATTCAAAAGCAGGTTGGGGCAGAGGAACAGCTTGGAGTACAAGCAACTCCGGGCGTAATGAGCATTGAAGATCCTGTTAAGAAGGAGCAAGGGACTAGGATTGATCTAAGCGACATATCTTTTGGAGTTGCCCCTAAAGCTGGAATGCAAATTAAGACAACTGGAGGAGTTCCACTTCCAACTCAGGGATCTCAGGAGGCAACGGCTGGATCAACAAAACCAGCTCAAGAGGCAGTGATGGGCAATGAGATGATTCAGTCTGCCGCCGCTGGTGGTGGACAATCTGCCGCATTCCCTTCTGTTCCAGATGGTCAGCCCAAATCTACTGAGCCATCCCCTGTTCAAGGTGCAACTCCAGCTCCAGCTCATTCCGCAACTCCCATCAACATGGCTCCAGAGGGTTCTATAAACGCACAAAACAAGGCTATTGACGTTGCCAATTACAAGAGGGGATTCATTGGCTCGCTTGAGCATATGTTCAGCAACGAAACCAATTAATTGACTTTGGTTTTAATCTATAAGATAAAATGCCATGCCTTTTGACTATAATGAGTTTTCCCAAGGAATTTCAAAAGCTAGGGAAGCTAAAGTAAGCGATGATGACATTCTGTCTCACCTCGCATCTCTTGATCAAGGATTCAAAGATGCCAAAGAAAACGGATATAGCCTTAATGACATTGATTCTTTCCTAAAGGAAAAATACAAAACAAAAGGAGGTGACAACAACAATGCATATCAAACAAGCCAAGATCAACAAGGGAGTAGCGGAGATCGCAATGCACAAGATGGGCAAGCAAGCCAAGTCGAAGCAGGATCTTCTGATGGGGTACAAGCCAATGTGCAACCCAGTTCCCAAGACCAGCAAATCCTTCAACGGGGCCAACAAACCGATCTAAATATTACAACCGCCCTCACGGGCGATTCTAAGTTAGGGATAGGAGGTGAACCACTTGAAAGACAAGAACAAATGTCAGTCGGCTCAGGATACAAAGGGCCGCAAGCCGAAGTCCAGCAAGCAATTCCAAGCGAAGGAAAAGCGGGGGAGCAAGCAGAAGTAGCTCTCAAACCAGCTCCGTTCCCTGCGGTTCGATCCCAAGGGGAAGTTGGAGCTGGAGAAGCGTTTGGTCGTTCCCTCATGGAAGGGGTTGCCAAAACTAATGATTTAATTGTTGAAGGTCTTGGTGTGTTTCCTTATTTGGAAGACAAGACCATGAAGATGTTTGGAGTTGATTCTGATCTCTATGGAAAGTGGAAGAAAGCCGCTAGTGATGCTGGCATTGCATCTCCAGAAGCATATGCTATCAAGCAGAATGAACAATTAACTACTGGGGGTAAAATCACTCAGCAGTTTGGATCATTTGCCGCTGACATCTTGCCAATGATTGCCACTGGTGGAATCGGAGCCGAAGTAAAGGGAATGCAATTGGCTAGTTCAGAGACAATGGGCATACTAGATGCATTAAAGGCATCTCTTCCAAAGATTAGAGAGTCAGTTCAAGCAATGGCTATACCAGC